CCACTATCTACTACAACACCATTTTGCAAAAAAAAGAAATTAACATAACCTATCCCGGTATCAGGGAATGGCAGCGTTGTCATATTATGACTTTGCCACGGGATTATTTCAGGTTCTATTACACGCGGCGAACCGTTTATCGAAAATATACTGCCACCTGTATATAAATTCCATCCCGCGTGAACCGTAAGGAATGTTTCAAGTGCGTAAAAATATGAATTGCCGGTATCGGTACAATGGAATATTAAAACGTATGAATGAACCGAATTGGCAAATGAACTCAAAAATTGCGGTCGCCATTGGAATGATAGATTTGCCTGTAGGTTTGGTTGGTCTATAGGGATATTAGTTATAAGCGTGATGTAATTATTGGGTATATCAGCAGACGGATTGTATAATGACGATAATCTCAATTCCCAATTACCGCTATATGCACCAGAAAAGGGAACGTCTGGTAAAATAGGATCGTAATTACAATATGCTGTTAACAGCGTTCCGCCTGTTTCGAATCCTGGCGGTAATTCCCCCTGAATAGCTCCTATTTCGAATGAATTATTCTCAAATAACAGAGCTAGCACATTAAATGAAACATCTGCCTCGATGTTATAAGCCTTATCCTTTATCAATCCTTGTGGTGGGTTCAACAACGTGAATGGCTGATCGAATCCGATAGATTGCTGTAATGGCTGCAATACATCTGCGCCCGTAGCTTCAATATTTGAAAAGTCCTCCGCAAACTCATAGAAGCATCTTAAATACTCGTCAGTAACTACACCGTTATTAATGTACCATAAGTCATTCCAGTTAACCAAAAAAAATGAACCACCGGATGAAATAAGGCATAGTTTTAACCCGGATAAAAGCAACTCTAATGCCGTATAGGTATCTACGGCTTTCCCTGACGAATCATAAAGTATATCGCTCCATGTTCCTATATTAAGCCATAGGTTTCTGTCATATGTCGCGTTGTACCGAAGCGATGATATTACCCTTACAACGCCGTAATTATATCCTAATTGATCCAGGCACTGCTTTATTAACTTACACCATTGTGTTAGTCCGTATTGCGGTATCTGGAACGTTCCATAACCTTGTCCTCCAGATCCGTCTCCGAATGAATTGCCTTTTAAACTTGGCAGGCCATCAGTTGCAGTTATGGTAAACGGATATGGGGCATCCATATAACTATCCTGACATTCGTCTGGCAATACCCATCCCTGAAATAAAATATGGCCTATCGGAACTATGTATACCTGCACAAACCAGCTCTGTTCAGGTACCGCCGTAAACTCATCAGGTGTAAAATCAAGCCCGGTGTACCAAAGATTAATCGTAACATTATTTGATATAATAGCCGTCGTCTTATCTTCGTTAGGGTCGCCGGCTTTGAAAGTTACCGGACTATCAGTACCGCTAATATCTTTTGGGTAGAGTGATCCGTCATAGTTATTACGCATGTCATACAAGCGCATCTCAAATTGAGTTAGCCCATCTCGACTATTGAATGTAAGCCGGTATTTAAAATGCGTTTTAGTCGTATCGAATGGCTGTATAGTAAAATGAAAACTTTGTCCGCATCCATTCGCATCAAATGCGTTAATATAATAATCATCTGGCGCTAATCCTGTAAAGTACCCGGTTGTGTTACTTATAACGAATCCTAAACTATTCCATAGATAATAGGTAATTACCGGGAACGATGTTGTACAAAAGAAATTAGCAGTACCATTATTTGCTACCGATACCGTTTCGTCTGTTTTTGTTTCGCTGACAATAGCAATATCGCATGTCGGCGGTACGTATCCGCACTCAGGCGCGTTGGCGTTAATGGTTGCAACCGCATAAGGTGGGCTGGTTTGGCTGTGGTATATGTACTGGTCAACACCGAAACAATGGACGCCTAACGATGCTGTAGGCGGTGGCTGCGGTACAGAACCGGATGCCCCGTGATCGGTATAACTAACGTAAGATGGGTTATCGCTGTCGTAGAATACCGTCCGCAGCGTTGTCGGATTGGGGTTATAAGAATATAGCGTTATGAAAGCCATTACGATAAGCGTGATTTAGTCTTTGCTGACCGTGTGTATTGCAACTGTATATCCTGGCCACGTAATATGCCTACGATTTGCCCGTCTTGCATACCGCCGCCATGTTGCACACCGGCGAAATCTGCTAAATGCTTTGGCGTTACGATAGCTTCCGGGCCCGCTTCTGCAAATTGACCGATACGTGGAGAGGTGAATATGCCGCCTGTGGCAAAAGAACTGAAACTACCAGCACTTGTCATGCTACTGGCATTACCGCCTGTTAATGAACCCAAACCGCTTAACTGACCGAATATTTGACCGAAACTAATAGCACTACCAAATCCTGTAGCGGATAGTAATACGGATAGTATCGCTGCTGCTGCCGCCGCTGCTACAAGTTTCTCGATCAACTGTGTTAAGAATTGCCCCATAGCCTGTACAAATGATTGCGTACCCTGCATAGCACTTTCAAATGCTGACATTAACCCATGACCTATTACAGACGACATTTCACGTAAGGCCATACTATCGGCTTTCGTCTCGGCTTTAAGCGCCTGGTTTGCGCGTATACTTGCCCATATTTGGTTTTGCCATTCGATGTGCGCTTGTACGGCTTTTTGAACTTCGTCGGCGGTGACGTTGTCGGATTGCAATGTATTTGGTATTACAAATCTATCAACTCCCTTTCCTTTTGTCCCGTCAGCTAATTTACCCTCACCCGTACCGGAAATACCCGGTGCTGATAGTTCTATTTGCGCAGCCCCACCGCCTGCAAGTAATGAATTTTCATAGGTCTTTTTTAATTGCTGCAATCTGTATTCAGCGGTTTCCAGATCGATAGCAAGTTGTTTGGCTATTGTTGGCTTATTGGATATAACAGCATCCTCAAGTTTTGTTTTTATCTTTTCAATTTCAGCCTCAATTGCTTTGAACCCGTCCTTTGCCTTTTCGCCTTTAGGATCATCTTTTGGCATAAATGACCAGTGATGTTGCCCGGCTATTGCAGCGGCTTTGCTTTGGAAGTCATCAAATATTTTAAGCAGTGTGTTTTGATCGTCTGTAAACTTCTGCTTTTCTTTGGCACGGTTAATGTCAGCAATTTGATTTATTTGATCGCTTGCATTTGTGACAGGGCCTGCGCCGGTAGCACCCGGAGCCATCGTGCCGCCACGTATAGCCATTTCAGTAAATGAACTTGGCTTAAATTCCTCTTGTGGTTTTAATGCTACTTTTGCCGCCTCTAATGCCTTGTCGCTTGCCTCTTTCAGTGCGGTTTGCGCCGCCGCCTTATACAACATCATTTTGATGTAATCCTGACCACCAGCAATAAGTTTACGTTCAACTTCATCGAGGCTTTTAACGGCCCCCATAGTTTTGCCTAAAGTTTCGTTATACTCTTTAACAACTTCTGTCTTGGAAATAAACCCGTCTTTAGCTAATTGAATGTTTTTAGTCAATTCAGCAACATTTGAAACTGCTGTTGCATAGCTACTATCTAATGTGGCTGCAACTTGCTTTTGAGCATCTAAAGCAGAAGTGAAATTATTTGCCGCGTCGTATGCTTCTTTTTCACCCTTGCCTAGTTTCTGAAATAGTTCAAAAGCCACAGTTAATCCCAATATAATACCGCCTGGGCCTAAAAGTGAACTCCCCAATGCTCCAAATGCACCTTTTAGTGACCCTGTTTCATTAATTAATGAGGTAAAGTGGTGGCCAGCGGCCATGAACATGAGATCCATTCTTTGGCCGCCTGATGCAACACCCATCATTACATCTCTTGTTGCCGACAACCCACTTCGCATTTGCATGAAACGCATGCTCATAGATTGGACTGAACCACCTAATGCATCGCTTGATTTTGCAACATCTGCTAATGATTTTGTAGCGTCAGATGAGAATGTTTCAGCCGTTTTAGCTGCATCGGCTAATCCCTGTTTATAAGTTGAAATATCAGCGCCTATTTTAACGTTCAGATCACTCATGCTATAAATCTATTACTTTTTTCCACGATTAGCAAATTGCCTTATACGTTCTTCAGCTTTACGCTGTAATTCCGCTTTATCTTCAGAGGTTGGTGCCTTTATGGCTTTTGGAATTGGATCGGTCAGTAATGGCATTACTTCAGTTATAGCCGGTATTTTTTCGGTCGAATTAACCCGCAATAAAATATCCCATATCTTTCGCGTATGCTCCCATTTACGTGCATTATCAAACTCTCGCCTGCAAATAATGCAACGATATTCATACATGGTCATGTTGTAAAACTCATCGGGCATCAACCCCATGTGAATTACAGCATCCTCAAACATTTCTTTGAAAGTTATTTCTTTTGGCGTGGCGTCTTGGTCTGGTTGTTCGTCTGCGTTAAGTTTTTTTTTATACGCTCTTCGTAAGCCTTAATTTGCTCCTCGCTGGCTTTGGGTATACCCATTATAGAGGCGAACTCATCCCAAACAGATTGAAACTCATTTTGGTCAGCTTCGTCAACCCATTCAGAAACTTGCTGTAACGTTAGCCCATGTTCGTAATTGCCGATACGTTCCTGGTAGGCACAAAGGCCGCAATATATGATTGAAGTTAGGGCGCGTAATGGATTTGCTTCGGCTATGTCAATAACCTTAGTTTGAATATTTAAAGGTTCGCATTTGAGATGTATGCCTAAAAGCAGAATGAAGTTATTGTTTAATGATATTGCCCTCGGTTCACCACCGATATTTACCGTAGTTATCCCCCGCATAAATTAAGAAACAGGAACTTCAGTAATCACACCGGACGAATCAAACGTGTACGAATAGCGCACAATCTCGTCAAATTTACCCGATTGTTTGATGTTAGTCAGGTAGCCGTCGCAGCCGTAGAAATTCGGGCCGATCATAACGCTGCAAAAAACCTTTTCTTTTGTAATGGCAAGGTGCATTAATGATGCGCCGGATATTTCGGTATCAGCGCCACCGCTTTGGCTCTTATCCAGTACAGAAAACCCGGTTCCGGTTATCTTCATTGAAGTTGACAGTGCAATCATTGACCCGAACAAGTTACCGCTTGCATCAACCGTACATTTATTGGAATTGTCGAAGGTTTTTATAACCATCTCGACATCGCAGTTTTCATCACATCCAATGGCAACACCATTAATGTAGATAAACATGTCCTTACCTGGGAAGTATACGGGATTAGTGTCTGCCATTTTCTTAATTTTTTATAAATATAATCAAAAATCGGTATTTGCAAATTTATTATTTAATATGCCTCGACCGCCAAACATCATTAGCCTTATTTATCTGTTCGGTATAATCCGGTTCTGCGCGTTTGCGTATCTGTTCTGCGATTTTTTCATCGACATTTGACGGTTCTTCAACTTGTTTTTTCTTCCTTGCCATTAGTATATCCCCTGTAAAATATGCTGATACCTGATCAATTTACGTGTTACGGTGGTTGTAGGTGTTTGGGTAATAATGTCGTTAGAGTTAAGCATCTGCGTATTCAATACAGCGAACGGTGGTATTGCCAAATCGTTCTGACCGATCAAATCAACAATATCTGATATTTGCTGCTCGATGTTTTCCACTACAGCCCTATCGACATAACCTTGCTGCTGCTCATATACGATGTCAAGCAATATGGAACACTGCCAATTATGCCCACATTTATTCGTATTATGCTGTGTTTTGGTTTGGGTGGATAGCATAATGCGTATAGGTGCAATTGCAGCATCCTTTGGCACCTGGCTATCGTATGTCGGCACATCAACCGAATTGTATTGAATCCCGGCAAAAGCGGCAATGTATGCTTTACGAATGTTTGGATCGGGATTAACCATAGCCAAATATACTAACTTTGTTTAGACTTTAACAACTCACTCAAAGCCGTTTGCAACATTGGGATTAATTTGGCTGATTGCGCTACAAATGCGGGGTAAAGGAATGGTTGGGGTTGCAGGCCGTCGCGTAGTATTGCACGTGCCATAGGCCATGCGATTTGTTCCGGTGTTTCGTTTTTAGTTCCCATTATCCCATGCCGTTCGATCCACCCGGTCAATGCCACTATAAAATCAGCCATCCCGCCGCCGTTTTGCCCCTGAAATTGTGAAGCTACATCGGCCATTTCTGCCGGAACATCAACCTTGCCACCTGTCCCAAATTCTTGAAATACGCTTTCAGGTGCGGTCGCAGCGATCATAACCTGGAACTGTGATAATTGCTCTTTGATAATTCCCTGCCTGATTTTACCCAAATCTGCCGGTGCCATTTGTTTAGCATCGGCTACAATCAAATCGCCAACCGCGTTAACTGATGCTGATGCTATGCGTTCACCCTGTACGCCTAAATCGGCAAACTTGGCTAATAGTTGTGGTAGGCCGGTGACGGTGTTCATACCTACACCCTCAACTTCGCCAAAATAAACACATAAACCTGATCCTTATAAACCTGCTGGTCGGTATTCTGAAAGGTAGACTTCGAACCGGGCTGATAGGGTAGTATTGAATGAACCGTATAAACATTACCAGGATTGTTCAAATCCTCGAATATCATACTTTTGGTTATTTGCACCGATTTACGATAACGGATAACAGCAACCCGGTCACTATCCAGTACCGTAGCAAACCCCTCTAACCGAACCTGTTCCCATTGCTTGATCGGTTCTAAGCTACCCCATGTAGTATCAGTAGGCACTGTATCGGAAATAACTACCGGCGTAGTCGTAACCGTTGCGCCGCCTGAATCGTTTGGTATCGATACCTGCTGTGAGAATTTTAAGCGGTGGTTGAGTTTGCCGGGGTTCATGGTAAACGTTTAAATTCAATAGTTGCTCCAGTATCGTTAGTTGTTAATATAACATCATATAAAGGAACAACTTCACCTTCTTTTATATCATCAAACTGGTTTGAATACCCCCAATAAATCAATTGTTCATCCATTGGGTTGTCTTGAATGTAAACAGGTATAAATTGATTGAATACTAAGTATAAGTCACTTATTTCAGAGCGCCTAACATCATTTATATAGGTTCGGCTTATTTTTATTTTACCTGCTTTCATACTATCCCCGAAAATCTTCTATACTTACTCAACAACATGGTAATATTTGATGGCATATCTACTTTAGCCATATCCCTGTTTTCATAGGTGTATGAAACAATCTGCTTAACTGCCGTCATTAAATCACCGGGGATATTTGCGGTATCGGCATAACCAACGTCAAGTGTCAAAAGGAACGTCACATCCTGGTCTGCGTGAATCGTATAGTAATAATTGGTAAAGAACTCATACCATGCATTCCAGTAGATGTATCCGTTAGCCCATCCAATTATCGTCCTCAATGTTTCATAGCGCAACTTCGGCGTATAAGTATTGGTATCTGCTGAATCCTGATTAACTACCGATGCGCCATTTAACGGATACTGAAAGGCCGTATAGTAATACTTACCGGTAGTCATGATGACTTCATTACGCTGATATAGTCGGTAATTGGTATCTTGCTCGACATAACCCACAGCCGCAATTATTAATGCTTCGATCAGATCGTCATCATCTGCAAAATCCACGCGCAAGAATACTTTGGCATCTGCAACGCTTAAAACATCTGTTGGCCCCATGTATCAAATATATTATTTATATTTTGATTTTTCCTAACCATTCATTCAGTTTAACTAATTCAGTCGCGGACATTTCACGTACACGCATAGCCCGTTGGTAAACGATCTCACTTTGACGCCAATAATAGGTATCATTTTGCATCAGACTGGCTATAGCAGATACCCAACTATCAATATTGTTCCTGTCAATAAATATACCTGCATCCGATAGGTTTTCACGAATACCCGGACATGGATGAGCAATAACCGGGATACCGCACTCCATAGCCTCGCTACCAACCTGCCCGTAACTTTCAAATTCACTTGGCATGAGCAATACCCGTGTTTGCGCATATACAGCGCTCATATCGCTTTTATTCGGCAAATAGGTAATGTTAGGTAGGTGCGCTTCGATCTGCTCACCATAGCCGCCAAATACGCCTAAAAGCTGATATTGCGGCAACCTGGATGCTATTTCAGCAAATATATGACCGCCTTTGTTATGATTGCAGTTTATGAGTGTTATTTTGGTGCCGGTTCCGCGCTGCTGTGCGAATCCGAACGGATGCAGCACCATACCTCTGAAATGCCCGAAAGCCTTATGCAAGTCATCTCTTAATTGATAAGAGTTATAAATCACATACGTCCGGTCAATTTCACCATGAATCGGTGCATAGTTTTTGGAATTATTATGAGCTATGAATATTAGCGGTTTGTTATGCTGATTAGCCCGATTGTATCCGTATGCAGATCCGAGCAAATGCGTAATAATCACATCACACCATTTAACCAAATCGTTATGTTCGGTAAACAGTTGCAACCCGTCGCCTTGCGGAAAACATTCTATACCACGCTCGTCGGTGTATGCAGTTTCACCACCTACAATAGCACGTATTTCATGACCTTGATCCAGCAGGTATTTTGACAGGCGCATGAGGTAAACTTCGCCGCCTGCTATTGTGGAGTGCTGCCAGTTGTAGGGGCAAAGGAGGAATTTCATAATTTAAGCGCCAGGCTAACTACAACCTGCCGCGCACAATTTTAAACTGCCCCGTCGTAGGTGGTGGCGTACCATTTATCTTAAAATGTAGATACTAATATATTTGCCTTTTCAGACAATAGCTTTCCTTGCTCGTAAATACATCTTAATTTAACGTAGTCCCATATTTTGCATTTTATTTGACCGGATTGATAACATCTTGCCAGGTTCGAGGCCGTTCTCAACTGTTCGATAGTTACACAACTATCAATTACTTTAAATACTCTCGGATGTATCGTTTCTGTTTCCATCTTAATGTAAAATATACGGTTTGCTATGAATAAACTGCGTGTACGAGAACCCAACCTCACCCCACAGGCCTCCACGATTATATAAGTGTATCGGCATATCCAATTGCATAGCCTCAAGCATGTATAAAATTGATGTATTTGCCGCATGTATTTCGGTAGCGTTCTCAATTATCAAGCCCCAATCGAGCAGTGTATAGCCGGGTATGGGTTTCATTTCTACTACACGCAACTCTGAATTTATTTGAGGTTGTATCTTAAACTGCCCTTGCGCCCCGAATAGGCGATTAGCTAAGATGTATGGCTTGCAGCATTTAACAACTAAATCATATAATTCAGCCTCTTTATGATAATCCCGCTCCCAAGTCAACTCCCTAAACATCTTCCAATCGTGCCCAAATAGGCGATACTTCGCATCCATGCAGTTACGCAGCGTCAAACCCATATTTTCAGAAGCAAACCGGTATGGCAACCACCGCCCATAAGGTGTTTCAACAACACGGCGAGATTCATAGTCAATAGGTATCTGATTGCGGTCAACAAAGTTCAAATCAGGAAAGTGTTTATCCAAACAAACATATTCCGGATTGACAGGCCATAAAACCGTATTACCCTCGGCTTGTAAGGCACGTATTAATGGAACTAACCAAAGTATATCGCCTAAACTTGCGAATTGCCCTACCACATACTTATTATTCGCCCTCTTAACTGGTTCGGTACGAATATAATTGCCGTGCTTTCCAAATTGATCTTTCAGGAATTTATCCGGCTGCCTGAATCCCTCGAAGCTGAACTTTTCAGCAACTTCTTTCGGCGCGAAACGGATGTTATAGGTTTGTTCCAAATAAGTTCGATACGTCCGGCATATTTGATGATCTTCCGGGTGAAACTCTTTGATACGCGGGTCGGTAGCCACAATTTGCATTAATCGCTGTGACCGTAACGAGAAGCCACCATTACCAACATCGTGCCCGTCATTATACCACCAGGGCGCGCCGATATAATCATACTGAAGCCAATCGTTATCCCATGCTTTCCAGTTGTTCACATAGCCGTCATGCTGAAATATGAGAACGTGTGAAGTATGGATATGCTTGTACGATTCGTACATCATGAAGTGGGAGTATTCTTCTTTGGACTTTATGTCAGGTGATAAGAGTTGCACCTGTCCAAAGTTGATTTGCTCGGTGCACTTTGCCAGTGCCGATTGCAGGCGACCGGGCTGACTATCCACGCACATTAACGTAACATCGGGCAAATCCCAATATTTGAAGTCATCTGCAACGTCCGGGGTATCGTGGTGACCTAAAGAACTTTCGAGGCCGATGTGCTGTACTACGGATTGTTTGAGGCAGTAGGCACCGTCACGGCAAGCCGAATGATCCCAATTGCCAACGGGCTCTTTAAGGGCCGGTTTGATATACTTCTCATAAGCCTGCCTATCCACGCAAAAGTTTATACCGCCGACAGATTGTTTTTTGTATAGCGTTTCCGTTTCTTCTATTATAGGATGCCGTCCCATCGTCGTACAATGGAAGCCGGTCAGTAGCGTTCCTGGTATGTAGTGTTTTACCAGCTCTGTTACGGCGTTTGGTTTGATTAGGGTGTCTGAGTCGAAGTTGATGACGTGGGTGCAACCTTGCGCAAATAGCGCCTCGTAACCCGATAAGAGTGTTTTCTTGACACCTAAATTAGTATCATTTGTCCGCATCCTTATAGTTTGCCTATGCTCATTTATCCGGAAGTATTCATTAAGCATAATATTAACCGCAGCATCTGTACTTGCATCATTGATAACCATTAATATATGGTTATCCGGCAACTCCAGCCTCTCCAAAGACCATAGCGTTTCTTTTAGGTATTGCTGGCGATTGTAAACTGGGATTAGGATGCCGATTTTCATTTGAGTTTGAACAATTTAGCTATTATAGAATACGATCTAATAATCCAATGTTTTCTTAACTTGTCGATGTCTTTCATTATTTCAGGATCAACCTTTACCCATCCTGCTACTTTCATCCTTTTAGTCTTAAATGCAACCTTTTCAAACTATCAATATCCCGCACTCTATCCCGCACATCATTCGATGTCTTAGCCCTAAAATGCCAGCCGTCAAACGAGTGAAATCCATCCACATCAGCATCAATACGGTTATTACGGGCAATAGGTGTAATACGGCCTTGCAGTATCTGCCCAATCAACACATCTTCAGCGCCATGTTCATTGATAGTCAACTCACCTCGCAGCAAGTCCAAAACATCAGGCGAAAAGAATATACCAGCCCCGGAAATGTAAGGCAACGCGCCGACATTATCAGGCCAGCCATTTAACCAGCCCGCATAACATCCGGTACGTGGTAGTGTACTGGCTTCGCGGATCAATCCGTCTTTTACAATGTACGAACATGAGTTAGTCCGAAATATAAAATCATATTCCTGGTAATCAATAGCATCCAAAGCAAGTTTGAATTTCCAGTGCATCATTTCGTATTTGTCGGAGCAGTCTACGGATAATTCGTTACCGTGCCATCCTTTATTGCCCCCGTAGTAATACACAACGTCAACATCATTATGCGGCTGATCGGTTCGCTGCTGTAACTGCATGAACTTGTCGAAAGGCCATGTTGTGTAGGACAAAACGAGGATGAGGATTTTCATATCTTATCTCCGTATAAATTAAACCCCATATCGCAAAGCAGATTTAAATATTTATAATATCGTCTGTTCGATGTTCCGTAAATATAATACCAAAATTCACAAAGCAACTTGTAGTACCACCATTTTACTGGTTTCTCAAGTGGTTTGTTTACTTTTGAAAAATGAAGTCTACTAAAGGCTATTTTTAGTTGCCAACCGGATATTAAACCACAAATAAAATCAATTAGTGTGTTCATAATTATATCATCCTACTTATCCCATCCTCAAACACCAAACACCCCGTAATACCCGGCTTTGCAACGCTAACCAGCATATCTGTAGGATCTGATTTGATGTAGTTTACTTTTACCTGCTGCTCTACCGCATCACTAATCTTATTCAGTGCCTGCTCGATAGTCATACCTATTCCGGTGCCGACTTCGATGATCTTTTCGGTACTATCCAATGCATCAATAATAGCCCGTACAACATCGTCAATATAAATAAAGTCTCGTATCTGCAAGCCGCCGGCAACGGTTAATATCTCACCTGATTTGGCGCACTCTATGGCTTTTTTGACTATGCCTTTAGAATTGTTCGGCCCGTACACGTTGAAGAAACGCAAGCCAGTTGAATTAATAGCCATGCCTAAATGTTCGGCATAACGTTTGGTATGGGCATATATGTTTGTCATTTCGGCCGCACTGGTTGATGAGGCGTAAATGACTCTATCAAATAAGTGTGATGCCATTACATTGTACGTATACAAAATATTGCTATTAAAAATACGTGGGTTAAATTCATTTGACGTAGTAGTAACGGCTGCTAAATGGATGAGGTAGTCGTAATTAACTTTAGGCAATTCATCGCGCCCACCACAATACACATTGTACCCCAATCCAACCAACTTTGGCAGCAAATGCCTGCCAATAAATCCTTGTGACCCGGTGAGGAAGATAGTTTTCATAGATTCCCTTTGATTAGGTTATAATGTTCTTGGCTACCATCATACTCTTTAGTGTCTCCAGAATATGGTATAGTTTTTGAATGGGTTATATCGGTCGCGCCTTTTTCAGATGTTACCATTAGATGTTGTTGTTCACACTTCTCCGCCACCACCACAAAACTATGATTCCAGTCGCACCCTGATTCCCAAACCTTATGCCCTAACTTTTCAAGGTAGCCACCGATTTGTCCCGGCTGAAATTGGTGTACATGCTTTCGGTTATTTTCCGGGTGCCAATATTCCTGGTCTTTGTGAGGCAGGTATAAAAACAGGATGCCGCCGACTTTTATTTTGGATAACCAGTAGTCTAAAACGTTATAAACATTCTCTTTGACGTGTTCCAAACAGTGTGAGCTGTGGATATAATCGAACTGTCCTTTAGGCAATCGCATAGCATCGAAGTGCGGATCAATTGACGGCTCGATACCGATAGCGCCGGGTAGCATCCACTTCTCTTTTGAGTATCCAATATCCAGCCCCGTGCCAACGCAGTAATATTGCGCTAATGGGCGTATCCATAAGGATGCACCGCCTATGGTTTCGTGGATAGGGTATTGCTTGCTGTTAAAGGTTATAAATTGTAGTGGTGTCATGCGTCGATTGTAATTTGCTTTACAATAGGTGATTTGTTTAATCGCTTTTCATCGTAATACCTTTTACACTTACCAATCCAGTTTTCAGCGTCGGATAAACTGTCAAAAACTACTGTGAAATAATCACCACCATTGCCTTGTACAGCCTTTTCATTGACCCATATATACCAAAATAAAAATCTGTACCGCCTTTGTACAATATATTGTTGATGGCTATAGCCTTTGTAAACTTCTTTTATTCTGTATGTTTTCATGATTATGAGGTTTTAAAGGTTATGAGGTTGATGGGCATATTAATTGATAATTATTCGAATTATTTGATGGTTTAATATAAGCCAATCGTATTTTATGAATAGCTGTAATTTTCCTATAAAAAAGCATGATGTGCATTTGTTAACTATTCTATTTGCCACCATACTCTTTCTTTGGTTGATGCTTTTCACCCTCACGATTCTCGACGTGCTTTGTCAATACTGTATCCACATGATTTGAGAACTTCTCGCCATCTTGTTCGGCATGTTCCTTTAGCTTATCCTGCGTGGTTTGCCGTACACGGGCGTTTAATTTTGGTTTTTGCATTTTACTGATTTTAAATAAAGGCAACCTTAGTATCGCACCTCGGTTGCCTCTAACCTAAACCTTATCACAATTTTTGATGTGGATACAAATGTAGTCATTTGTGGGACAATTGCAAATTATTTCAAATAAAAAAATCCCGCAGCCATTTAAACTACGGGATTTAATCAACTATAAACCCTTACTTACTAAAGTTAAGCAACTTTTTTAATATATATCTTATTACCAATTATTTTACAGATAGTTGATTCCGACGCATTAAACATTTCCATCAGCTTTTTAACGCGGACTTTTTGCTTTCGTAGTTGACGTATTTCTTCGGCCTGTTCCCATGTTAGGCAGGCAAGGTTGTTATCTGCTCCATATTTTTTTGCCTTTAGCCCGGTATCCCATGCATGTTGATTATTTTCTGAATGTGTACACCATTCTAGGTTTTCTACTCTATTGTCAGTTTTTATACCGTTTATATGATTGACTACCCGATAATTATTTGGATTTGCAATGAAAGCAAGTGCAACTAAACGATGTATTTTAGGTGTCGTTCTTTTATTATTTACGTATAGTTCCGCACATAAATAACCACCTGTTGTTATCCATTGGCTTAAGTCTTTCCATCCTTTACCGCTTCGATATGAGCAATAGTTACCTAAATTACTAACTTTATAACATCCAAAAGTTCCTTCAACATTACGCCAAATTTCCATAACATAAAAATGCCTTTAACGAGTTCAGGCGTGCAGGCCATCCCCCGTTAAAGGCTAAATGTCTTTAAAGTCGTTCTGCACAACGATTTATTTACACCCAAATATACAAAAAAAGCCGAATATTTCATCGGCTTTAGTATGTTTTTATTTTGGTTTTTACTTATGAACCCGGGTTCACAAATGTGCCATATTCGAAAGCATCGTTGTAATAAATAACGTTTGCAACGCGGCCTTCCACCCTTACGGTGATCTGGTTGTTCTTCACGTTATCACCATCCTGCTCGAAAAACTCAACAATTGGGTCCTCGCGGAATAGCAATTGAGCACCCATACTCCAGTCGCCGGTCAGGAACTTGTTAGCCGATTGTGCGGTTGATTTGTATGAAGTTGTGCCTGCCACCTCAAGACCGGTTGCTGCACCGCCGTAGCTTACCAAACCACCAGGCAGCGAATAGATACCAGCAGTTGATCCAGCCGATTGAGATAACAGCACGTTGTTATAACCGATAGGGTCAAGCAATATGCCTGTCGCAGTATGATTCAGCACCTCAAGTTGGCTGATCGAATCCACCAGCATTTCAACCGATTTGGTTTTGCCACCCGCATAGGCGATTGAGTTACCAGCTTTATAAAAGCCCTGTAATTCACCGTTTGCACCCGTGCCGTTCAGGATACCGTTATCCTCTGCATCGAGGTATTTTTGCAGCAACCTGAAAGCCAAATTACTTTTCAGTGCAGGAATATCATCCAGCGACTTGCGAGAAATACGTATCCAGCCTGCAACAAATTCAGCTTCGGCGCTTTGCTCCTTGTAACGGATATCAAACTGTGGCTTTGCGCCGCTGTTTTCCTGCCATGTACCTATAGAGCCATCAAAACCAATTTCCTGTAAGTAGTTATACAAGGATGTGGTCATGCGGCCAGTTGCCATGATATCGCGCAAGTGAACTTTACGGGACGGGAACGGCACGATACCGGGCGCAACCTGCACGTTTGCAGCGGTCAGGTTTGTTATGCTGGACAAGCCCATATCGCCAACGGCCTTTAACTCCATACGTACCTTATTGGCATTTTTAAGTTTACCGGCTGCGAACGCTTTAATGTCGTCCATGTTTTCGTCCATAGCATCGTTAAATGCCTGGCCGAAAGACACACCCTGTTCTGCCGATTTTTTGTTAGCATCACGGAAACGGTTCAACTCCAGTAACGCAGCTTCGTGTTCACCCAACTTGGCTTCCATAGCGGCCTTTTGGGTAAACATTTCTTCAATTTTACCTTTCAATTCCGTATTGGAATCAACAGCTGCTTTTACTTCTGTTGCGAATGCCTCTTTGACTTCCTTCGTCAGCTGCGTGGCATTCTCACCGCTTTTAACGTAGACAAGGTTAAGTTTTTCCTTAACCTGTTTCACTTCGGGACTGTCCCCCGCCTCAATTGGAAATATTTCCATTTTGTTTAAAATTTAAAACCTGTGAATGATTCTGTTAATTGAAATCCAAATCCATCAACGAGGCTCTTTCGGCTTGGTTCATTTGGAGTGCTTTTTTGAAACATGCATTTACATTCAGGACATTCAATATCGCCGGTAATATCTTCGTCACCATCCGGCATAAATTCAGCCTTGCATTCAGGGCATGTTAGCATAGCGGCTCCCTTGCTTTCAAGTGAAACTCTTTTGCCTAAATTATAGTATTCGGTATTTATTTGTTTTACTTCAAGTTCCAATGCCATGTACGTTTCGTCACGCATACCCGGCTCGCGCAAGGCTTTCAATAGCTTTTGCTGGCGTTGGTACAATTCGTCAGGTGTACGGGCTGACTTCATACCCTGCATCCTTGCTTCAGGATTTGCAGCCCATGTAACAGGTGACATTTCAGCTAAATTCAATTCGTACAACTCGCGATACCATGTCGTCCAGTCCTGCGCGTCGGGTTGAATGATTGCCGATTTAACCGTTTGAAAGCCGATAGAGTTTTCCTCTACCAGCCCCGCTATGATTAACTTTACAGCATCTTCGGCGAACGTTGCGCCGCTGGTAACTTCGGCCTCATAGTACAATCCTTTTGAATCTTCCTGCAATACTTTAGGCTTGCACAATACTTGCCATGTGATGTGCTGGTTAAGAACGAGTATGGTGTTTGTACCACCAGGCCCGTTTTCGGCTATTGACTTTTTGAACGCACCCGGCATGATAATATCGTCATCCAAATCTTTATTGCCAAAAATAGCCGCGTATGCAGTCCATGTCTTTTTTGATGGATCGGCATCGGTTATTGTAGCGGGTGTAGCGAAGTACTTCTCTTCCCACATTCCTTTCGGTATCGGGATCAATCCGCTTTGTGATTTTTGATAATTGCCGGGTTGTTTATGCATTTGCGTATAAATTTAGGTTATGCAATTAGTATTTTGTAGATTGTCGCAAATGTTGTACATTAGCAAACATGAATATTAACCCGATACGTGAAAAACGGGCACATGAATTAAAACAAATGCGGATTGAAAAAAATATCAGTCAAGAAAAGCTATCGGAAATATCAGGATTGCATAGAGCGACAATAGCACGTATCGAAAGTGGTAAAATAGGGTGGAATATTGATAGTGAATTGGTTTACTTTACAACCCTATTTGAGTATCGGGATGCCTGATTCCGAAAGGATAGGCACATACGCCACTACGCACCTACAATTTGCTACCTCTCCAACAGGCAAGCTAACATCGCCAGGGTACATGGCCTCATAGCCTCCTACAATAAAGAAATCATCACTGGCAACCTGCTGTCCTGATGCATCAATATGGTCAGGTCGTGTGTTAGCATCCAATACAGCAAGCCATGTTTTAGCCGTTAAATAGTCGGCTGATTCATTCCCCAAACTTGCGCCGTAATTAGCTGCGGTAGTTGATTCGGTACGAGCTATCAACATAGCCCTTACACGGTTAAAATCAGGATCAGCTAAAGCATCTTCAATATAGGTTGCAGTTTCGCTTGTGGTCAATCCTTGTTCGTTTGCCTCATCTAATAATTTTTGTATCTGAGCTTTGGTAGTATCGGTAACACCCTGTATACGCTCTGCTGACTGCGTGTTGTAGAATAACGACATTAATTTACGCCAGTACTCGCTAAAAAAGCCGGGTGTATCTGTTGCGGCCTTTCGCTTTCCGGCGCGTTGTATACTGGCATAGGAAAACTGCGCACCGCGTACACCAGCTTTTTGATAGGCTGTATTATACGCAACTTGCATAGGCTGTTTAGATACCAATACGCTTAGATGGCTTGACAGGTCGGCAAACGGATGGGTTTTAACAAAGTCCCGAACCGGGTTAGTTTGCGCTGTTAACGCAGCTTTAAATATTGGGTATAACTGCTGTTCGATGTTATGATGCAGTCGTTTCCAGTCCCGCACATACTGCTCTGAATTAAAACGAACGGTGCTTATTTCAGCTATCATAACTTACCTGGTGCAGCCATTCCAGCGGCTTGTGTGAATTGCGCATCAGTTACGGAAAGGTCATCGATCAGCATCATGTTATTTGGCACAAGTACCTTATCCATGTTCGGCTCCGTAGATGTCTCAAAGCCCATACCTTGCAGCTTTTGATTAGCAGTTGTCCACCATGCAGTATTAAACCATGTAGCTACCTTTGTCATATCGTCCTGCATATCAGGTAGTGTAGTGGGATCGATCTGAATAACGTAGGTTTTACCGTTTGTGTTATACGGTGGGCAAATATCACGGGTTAGCTTATCGCTAATCATATTTGCCAATGGAATGATGACGTTATAGATAAACTGCTTCATATGTGCCGATACATTATTGTCGGTACTGGCGCTCATGTCATTTAATAATGTAATTGGTATGTGATAGGCATTGGCTATATCCTTGCGGTCAAAGTTTAACGACTCCAATAGCATCATATCCGCTACGGCCAAACCTATCTGCTGAAATTCAATCGGCGTACCTGAAGCAAATAACCTGTCAACTACATCGCCGCCCGAATAGCGGTTTTTCTTCATTAACTGATCCTTGAAGTCCTGTCCCTGGTCGGCAGTCCATTTCGTATTGCCATCTTTAGGAGACACTATTCCAAGTGGCCCACCATTAACAACCTGCTTATTACCCTCAATCCTTGTGTCCTTATTTTTCTGCAAGGTCATGCGGTACGCCATTAGCGGAGATTGTCCATAGAGCTGTGAACCGTAGTTATTATAATTTGGATTGAATGATTTAAGATGAGATACCGATGTCGCCTCGAAATCAAACATATCAGAACCAAAGAAACGTTGATTAATGACACGGTATCCTTTTACTGGTTGCATTGGGCCACCTGATATGATCTGCATGAACTGTGCCGGCAATACGTACATTTCACCCCATTTTCTGTTAGCCGGGTTGATACCGTTGTAATAGTTGTATGAATTTCCAGTAAGTAAGTAAAACCCGGCATAATTACGCAACCAGTCACCCCATGATTGTAGCTTATTTGGGGTCATCAATAAATCTGATATAGGCGGAAAGTAGGTTTCTTTCATTGCCTTTAACTCAATGGCTCTGGCTTTTATCCTTGCCTCTGCGGTATCGGACTGTAATAAATTACGGTATTTCTGAACTTGAGATGTTTTATCCTTACTGACTTCATAGACATTGACACCACATTGGCAAAGTTTAGTTAATATCAAATCCACACACGTAAATACGTCAGCGTTCATTTGATAACCGGCCTGTATATATGTGAATGTGTTATCGGCAAGCTGGACTGGCTGCCCGTTATTCAGCCATCCGTATAGTGTAGTTTGATAACCTGATAATTGTGTAAGTGCGGTTTCAAGTTGCCCGTTTAGCTGTTTCTTTTCTTCTTCGACACGTAGGATGTCTTTCTTTGTCGCAAGTCCAAATATATCAGCTAAACTCATTTCTTTATATTTCCCGTAAATATAATTTGTAAATATCGTATTAGCAAATTACCAACTCCAACTCTCAACGGTGCCTAATACTAATTCAGTGGCACCCCATACCAATGCATCGATCCTGTTTGGTGACTTTTCACCAACCTTTGCGCTCCAGCTTGTCATTTCCAATTCCAATTCGGGCAATTCGCCGACGTGGTGCGCTTTGCCTTGTTCGTATAATGCAGCCACTGGTTCGGCGCGGGTTAATTTATCGCGAGTGGCGTGTACTGACTTGTATGATACATTCTCATCCACCTGCCTGATAACAGCTTCTATCAGGTCTCCACCATTGTTTACCTCGCCTATTATCCGGTCGGCTTTATACTTACGGTACAATAATACTGCTTTTTTCGCCCATTCAGCCGGTGTATAAATATCGCTTTGATCCTCCAGCACATAGAGATGTCCGTCAAAACCTTCTGCGGTTACAACTATGCCAGTTTCGTCGGATGTATCTTTGCTGGTTACAGCCGGGTCTATTGATATGACTATGCGCCGGTAAACAGGGCCTTTACTTTCCAAACTCCATGCACCTGAAAATGGTACACGGTTATTATTGATGAGTTCATCAGTCCATAACGCACCCTCTGTTTCTTCAGCAAACTCACCTTTTAAAAACCGCTTCTTTTTTCGTGCAGGTAAACTATCAAGCAACTGCATGTAATCAGGGCTAATATTTTCCAAGTTATCAACCGGGTTCATGTGCAACGTGCCGTATTGGTCTACATGAGATAGCGATATATTCGTTTCAGGTTCAACACCCTGTATGAATACTTTGTATGACCAATGTTTTTTAGAAGGTGGGTTCTCATCAATAAATAACAAATTCCTGGCACCGGGTATCATTTGCGCCAACCTGGTTAATAGTGTCGTATACGCCTCGTAGCTTATTTGGCTGGCCTCATTAACGAATATGGTTAAAAACTCCATACCCAATATTTTTTCGGCACGTTCCTTATCATCCAATCCGCCTATCCATATTTCAGATCCATTCGGTAGCGTGATATAGTAATCTGAATTATTCCATTTTACGATCAACTGCGGGAAACATAGTTTTAATACTTTTTTTAGCGTATCCAACCATATTGAGTTTTTGACGTGGTTAAACCGGAAACGGCATATCAGGTGGCGACTGCCAGGAAAACGGCAGGCGATAACTATTTGCGCAAAAACAATAATGAATGATTTACCAGAACGCGATCCACCGTATAGTAAGAATTTTGATTTACCAGAAGTAAATAGTTTTATGGCTAATTTTTGGATTGTGGTTTTGATAAACATTATAAACCCAACTCAGCGTCATCTTTTTGTATATTGATAGCTATCGTACCCATATTATCAATTTCAGTTCGCTCAATATACCCACGTTTCTTACCCCTTGTCTTTAAGAAAAATATAACAGCTGTATCTGACGGTGGTTGTTCATAAATAACAGGTTCGCCTTTAGAGTTATAGGTTTGAACTGTGACACCGTTGATTTTTTCCATCAACTTACCTTCAACAAAATCAATAGCTGTTTCCTGTATATCTAAAACAGCATCTTTAAACTCCTGATCTGTTTCGAGCCATTTATAATAAGTTGAACGAGGTAAATCTATTGATTTACAAGCAATCGTGACTATCCCGTGAGATAATTCCAATGCTTCTAACGCTTTCTTTTTTAAAGTGTCCACTTTGTACAAAGTTAACTATATTTTCTCATCTTTTCCAAATAGGAGAATTAGGGGGTGAATAGGGCAGGTAGGGCAGGTTTGAAAATCTTAGGGCAACTCGTAGGGCAAGTATGAAAAGTTTCGTATATAGTCTCATTGGCTTGAAATGGCATTTTTAGCATTTTAGGGCAGGTAGGGCAACTCATTTTATATATTTTCGCGTATGTGAATGTGATTTTATATATTATATATTAGGTTTTTGAATTGCCCTACTTACCCCAAAATGCGTTTCCAATTAGTTATGGCACTTTTTTAGGGCAACTCGACTATAACTAAAAGTTTAATACATGCCCTAATAGGGCAACTCAACTCAGTTTAGGGCAACTCAAAATATAAAATTCCAAATACCGTTGGTTTTTTGCTCGTGGCAAACTATTTTATGAAACTCACAATATTTCATTAACATAGAATAAAATGTTCGACTGGCAATACGCGATGTTTTATACTGCTCTTTGAATTTATTATAAAAGGCAGTTCGGGTAATAGATTCGCCAGGTTGTAATAAATTCTCATCAATAAATTCTGCAAACTCCGGTGATATTTCAGCCATTAAACGTTTCTCAGGTAGATTTATTAATTCTTGAACTACTAACCCATTGTTTAAATAAAATTGACAGCACTCTATTATAAAACTATCAAAATAAAAAAATTCATTCTCATCCCATTCAATGAACATCATTTTTGAAAAGTCATCTAACGGGGTATGATTTTTATTATAAAATTGAGATATTTCCAATTCAAATCTACGGCGCTCGTGTGAGTTTCCGGCCCCTTTTATAGCATAATTTGTAGTGATCGCTATTTTTGGGGAGTCTAAAAAAGAGTAATGAATAGATTGTAACCCTTTTTTTTCAACATTTATACCGTCTGTTAAAACACTGAATAATCGCTCAAAGTCAAAGGATCTGTTTACATCCTGAAATGATAATAATTTAGTATCTGAATTAACGGCCTGATAAACAAAGTTTTTGTCGAAATTAAATGTTTTACCCTCGATTACTACAGTGTTAATAAATTGCTCAACGGCTTTAAGTAATATTCCTTTACCAGTGCCACCCTCTGGGTGATCACTTATCACCTCATCATTAAGGATTATAGCAGGGCAATAACCGGGTGATTTATAATTATGAATAAGAAAACCAATAGCGGAGCAAACTGATTGGTAGCGTTTATCATCCTGGCTGGAAATATTATAACAAAATCGTTTAAAGTCACTATCTTTTATTTCAATATCAGAGTTATAAGAACGAGGTAATATTTGACTTTCCCATATATAACCATCAAGTTCAGCATATGAATGTGTTGTGACTTTTTTACCTGTTATTTTTACGATACAGTTTTGATAATAGAATTGCATCGCATCTTTACGATCCTTTCTGAACTGAACATCTTTAGCGGGTAATGTGCGTAAAAATTCGTCTGAAAAAAACCGACTTATATTAGTTAGAAATGCTTCATAAACTCCTCGTTCCTCATGGTCATGTATGAAGTTTAAAACCTCGTCAACCAAATCCTTTTTGCCCACCTCGCACACTATATTATCCATTATTCTGATAAAAATATGCTTGCTTACGCTTGTTCTGTAAAGAAAATATCCACGGGTTATTAGAAAGGAAATGATATTAACACGATCTGCCTCGACTTTATTTTTGGGGTTTCTGTAATAGAGATCAAAATTAGGTAGATCTTTATTTTGTGCTAAATGAGCGATAGATAGTTTACTCATAGATTTTCGGTATGTAATTGTAAACGGCGTTTTAGGTCATTGATCTCGGTAAACTGAAGATGTATTTTGGTTTCTGCATCGCGTAATGATTGTTTTAAGGATATATTAGAGGTCTGAATTTTAGCCAATATATCCAGTTGGCTATCGAGTAAGCATAACCGTTTTTGGGATTTTTCAACCCGATCAGAATTGCCGTTCTTTTGTTTAAATTGGAGTAAATCGGATTGTAACTCAACATATATCCCCTGAAGTATGATTATCGCAGCGTGTACCGCCGTATCGTCATCGTATGTTAATTGATACATACCTGAAAGCCCCTTATAATGGTCGCGATCTTTCCTGGCCTCACGGGTGAGTTTATGTGCTTCTTTAATAGCGCCTGATTGTGTTTCAACTTCGGTTATCATCTGTTTACAATTATTTTAAGTCCTTTAGGTGTTCTGACGCGGGAAAGTGCAGTATATAATTGACCCGGCGAAAAAAATGGCAATGTCATATCGATAGTTATTTCATCGAATGTCAACCCCTGGGCTTTATGAATTGACAAAGCATAAGCAAGTTTAATTGGTAATTGAGTGATGCTGCCTATTTCCTGTAATTCGAGCCGATCAACCTTTATTTTTTTGCCGTCACGTATTTGTATATCCTGAACTAAAACATATTCTTTTTTAGTATTTATGACAGCTTCAAGCGGGTATAATACTTCATTAACTTCAATAAAATAACAGTTATCGCCTTTGGTATTTGGCTTATATATAAATGTACCTAAAGTCCCATTAACCAACGGATTATTCTTTGAATTTGAAAGGTACATTATTTTACAACCATTTTTAACTGTAATAAGGCTATCCATATTAAAATCTTCAGCCTTTAAGTTCCCGGTTGTTATAGCCTCGAATTTATGCTCCAGCGCTGTAATTGATTTTAGGCCAGCTTCATTATATTTTTTAACGGTTGAATTGTGCGGAGCTAATACAATACCATGATAGTCTTTTGATAGGAACTGCCTGAAATATTCACTTTTGCCACCGTCACGTATAATATTAAGATGATGCAAAAATTCTTCGTCTGTCTGCCTCTTAACCTCATCCAATTCGATATCAACACATTTTAATGAGTTATAGCAATCGGCATTATAGAACTCAATGCCATTGTATTTCTGAAATAATACAGACATTGTATTATCATTAACGACAGGTGGTAATTGTTTAAGATCGCCTATTAACACAATTTGAATATCGCGGAGTGATCCGCAACCGTTCTTTAATAAAGTCCAATTTATACCGTCAAGTATATCGGGCCGCAGCATCGAAACTTCATCTATAAAAATAATATCGACCTTATTAATCAGCTTTCGTTTCTCTGATTTTAAAAAGTTACAAGCCTCGAAGTCCAATACTCCAAATGGGGGCAATGAGAAAAATGAATGAATAGTTTGACCCTCTATATTATTCGCAGCAACACCAGTAGGAGCGAGAGCGACTATGTTTTTATGATTTTCTTTTAGTTGTCTTATAGCCTCTTTTACCACAAACGATTTACCCGTGCCAGCTTTGCCTGTTAAGAAAACACTTTTACCGGCTAATATCAGATCGATAAATTTTTGCTGTTTAGTGGTAAGTTCACTCATTTTATATAGGTCAAAAAAGCCCGATAGCCAAATGTGTGAGAAGTGCTACCGGGCGGATAATTTAAATATAAACCTAAATCAATGCAAAACTACTACTTCTCACTGAAATAGTTTTGCCCTGATTAATATTGCAATATACTAAAATCCCTCAAACATGCAAATTAAAACGATAGATACAAATCAACCAATTCCTTAGCCTCATCAAATCCGCAAACGAACCTGGCATAATATCCTTTTGCGTTCAGTAAGTTCAAGCATGTTAGTTGAGCTGTGATATGATCCGACTTTATCATTGTACCATTTTTGTTATACAAACTATCCCGGTCGCGCTTTAGTTCGATAAATAATCCATGATAGATGCCCGCAGGATGGGCCACAAATATATCAGGCCAGTCATGATCGCTCTTTTGCGCCTTTTGCCGCATAGCCATACCTTGTGTCATTTTAATGCCGGCTGCAAAGTCGGAAATGAACATAAGCTGTTTGAGTTTGAGATACTTACAAACGGATGAATGCACGTCTAATTCTGAATGTTTTTTTACGCGCTTCTGCGGCGGTATATAATACCCAGGCGCTAAGGATTGGAGTTGTTTGCGGGTGAGGGGTTTATTTGAGTCCATATCGTTCTTTAATAGCCTGTATAGTTTCAGGGTCTTTGGTTTTCTTATAAATGATCCTGTCACGTTCGCGCCAGTATTCAGACAGATCGAGCGTTATTACACGTGGCTTCGCCCGTCTTTTCACCTCCGGCACATAATCCTCATGGCTGCTATCGTGCAGGATTTTTTTCATAAATATGATGTTTTTCTATATAGTTTGGTAGCGCAGACAATTTCTCATAGCTAAAATAAGCTTCATAATTAGCCGCATCAAATCGAATATCAGAAACGCCGCTGTCGCGATAACCGCCATTGAGCCTGTTATCCATAGCTATGCCTGCCGCTTTTGCTTTCGGTAGTTTATCGCTGTCGGCGTAGAATATATCGGCCATTAATGAGTAGTTCATATCAATAATACCTCACTGCTACAAGCCCTTTAAGTCGCCTTACTATGCACCGTTCGCTCATGATAGCCTTGCAAGTACGACCAGGCAATAATGCCATTAAATCCTGCGCCCTGACTGTATTATTGTCAATCAGGATAGCTCTTTCCTCATCCGACCATGCAGGTTTGTTATTGGATTTAGCCGCAAGCATAAAGGGCGTTACATTTGGGATTGATTTTGAAATTGGTTGCATAACATAGCAAAAATAACAATCCTTTTTAAAACAAGTATGGGTGCTTATTCGTTCATTTTCAATATGAGCCAGTGTATTTTTGTTTATCATACTGTGAAATATTTCCAGTAACCGTAATCCGCTTTCGCTCCATTCAAATTGTTGTGATGGCATTACAATTCCATTAACATTTGACCTTTACCAATTTCAGCATTGCGGCAATTTTGAACGGCGATGTTAAAGTAAGATGTTTTCAACTCGCCGCCTATAGCCGACCGCCCCATTTTAATCGACTGGAACAATTCAGATCCTATCCCGGCAAATGGAGTGTAAACAGTGTCGCCTTTATTTGTCCATAAATGTACCGCCCGTTCAATGGTTTCAAGCTGAAGCGGTGCTATGTGCTTCTCGTCGGCTTCATCCCTTGCACCGTTTCTATTGAGCGTATTGCCATAGTTTATATCGTGCCAAACAGGACTGGCATACTTTTGCCAAAGATCAACTGGAATATCGCATTTAACAGGGTGTAGATGTTCGCCTGGTTTACGGAATATCATCAGATAATCGGGAATGCCAACCCGAGACATTGAACTGTCCTTTTTGACCTGCTTATGTAATAATCCCAACGCCTTTGTCCGCTGCATTTCAACTACTGGGTCTTTCCAGATTGTGACACGAGAATGGTATATAAATCCAGCGTCTAAAAATGCGCTAAGTATCATACCTGAAAAATCACGCAGCCCGATATAACCCTCCTTGCCTTTCTGTATCGGTAAATCCATACAATGTACAGCTACATTGCGGCCCGACCATAAGATGCGGAACAGGTCAGAAACAATAAACCTAAAGGCGTATAAAAACTCATTGTAATCTTTTGAGTTGCCCATATCCTCCAGTTCGGAACTGTATGTATAAAGTTCAGCGAACGGTGGCGAAAATACAGAAAAGCCTATACTTTCATCCGGGATCAGCTTTATAGTTTTTACGCTATCGCCCAAGTATAAAGTGAAGTGTTTACCTGTTTCGGTTCGTTCCTCACGCGAAACAGTTAATTTCGCTTCGCTGCGTATATTTTTTGTTACGGCTTTTGCCATTGATTGTTGCATGTGTTCGAATTGTTTTTGTTTACGCTGAATTGATTGGATAACGTTTGTCATAGTATCAGTAGTTATCAGGTAGATATTAACCGGGTGCAATTGCCCGAAGCGATAAGAACGGCGTATACCCTGATATAAGCCCTCGAATGAAAAATCCAACGAGGCAAATATTTGATTATGACATAGCTGAAAATTCATACCGAGGCCGGCGATTTTAACCTTGCTTATTAAGATGCGAAAATCACCATTTGCAAAACCGAGTAGCTTTTCTTTTTTATAATCAATACTATCAGATCCTTTTACTTCAATAGCACCGGGTATAAGTCGCTTCAAATATTCGCCCTCTTCATTTTGCTTTACCCATATAATAAAGATTTCGTCGGAATTGCTAACAATTTCGGCAACTTGATCCAACCGTTCTATTTTGGTAAACCGCAGTTCCTGGTTAAAATTAGTCGCACTCACGGCGGTATCATTGAATAGTTTGCCGTTGTCCCGTTGCGTTGTAGCAATTTTATGCTCGATCAATTTCAACTCCGGTAAATTATATCCCGGCATAGGAAAACCAATATCATCGGGTTTGGACAACATAATAGCCCATTCCGATACCCATTCATAAAAGCGTTCCTTTGCGTGTCCTTTCAATCGCCATTTGGCTGTTTCGCCGCCGTCATGCACAAAGTACATAGCAAGCATTTCATTGTATGGCATCACATTTAAAAACTCACTATGATTGCCTAACTCCATCGGATCGTTAGGGCTTGGTGTAGCTGTGCAGGCCAGTTTATAAGGTGTATTTGCGAAATTATCAATAATGAGTTTCCGGGTAGCGCCATCAAAGTTTTTGATTATACTACTCTCATCCAGCACGACACCGACAAACTTTGAGCAATCTATATTGTCCAGTTGCTCATAGTTGGTAATCGTAATATTATAAAGCGGTATATTGAAATGCGTGGCCTCTTGTTCGGTTTGTGCCGTAACTGCTAACGGGGCCAGAATCAAAACTTCGCTGCCGGTATGCTTTACAACTTCGTGCGCCCAAACCAATTGCATAAAACTTTTGCCCATGCCGCAATCGGCAAATATGGCAAACTTACCTTTACGCAAAGCGGTTTCGGTAACGAACTTTTGAAATGGGAATAACAGGGGATTAAGTTCGCCGCAAATAAAACCAGCATCGGTTATAGTCCTGCGTTTTTGTTCGAGAAAAGTGTCGTAGTCGATCATATTACCATCGGCATTATAAGTGAAAAATTAATATCATCTCCAGGTTGTTTTAAGAGAATAGCTTTCGCTTCGGATTGCCAGTAAATATCAATAACATCACTGCTAAAATGACTGGCCGCCGCTAACAGATACGAACCGTTTAAACCGATTTTAATTTCAGCAGCATTAATTAGTGTCAATCTTTCGCTTGCGGACTGCTTATAAGCCTCATCTTGGCCGGATATCAATAGTTCCGTATTCGATGATAAGATTATTTTTTGTTCTTTATTGGTGAACTCCAAGACCCGTTTTATAGCGGAAATTAACGCATTTCGATCTACCGATATTTTAGTTTCGTTAACGGGTATAACGCCCATATAATCCGGGTATATCTCATCCATGAGCATAGATTTTAAAATAAGATTATCATACTGGAATGAGATAGATTTTTCCGAATAGCATATTTTGCAATCACCCTGCATTTGTAATCCCAATAACGCGGTTACGATACCGGGCGCAAGAACTATATTTATAGCTTTAAATTTACCCGGTAGATTAAAAATTGATAACCTATGATGTGAGCAACCGGCAAATATTAATTTATTCTTTTCGGCAACGATATTTAGCCCGGTAAATTTTGGCTGTAACTTATCAACCCCTCTCGCGTATTCGGTTATATAAATCGCCTCTGCCAAATCATCAGCCGATACCGTTGCCTCGAAATCAGTTTCGGTATTGATAACCGGGTAATCTTCGGCTGAATAACCGGATAGTGCATACTCGCCAGATGCGGCTTTGATGGTTATATCCAAATCGGTTATTTCGAATATTAACGGCTGATCCGGTAGTGATGCTAATAGCCGCGTTACTTTTTCAGCAGGTATTAGTATATCCAGGTCGTCGGCGATCTCGCAAGGAAGTGAAGTTTGCATAGATATTTCGAGGCTGCATGTTTCGATTTGCAGTTGATCACCGACCTTGTGTAATCGGTAACAGGACGTAGCGGGTACAACATTATTAGTATTGATACCTTTTGCCGTCAGGTTTAAAGCCGATAGCAGAGATTTTGAGTTTATTGTAAATTTCATATTTTGTTAGGTTTCAGTGTGTAGTTTTGGTTTACGAAGTCGGTAACTACGCGTAGTTTTTCTTCTAACGAGTTGGCGTGTTTCAAATCTTCTTTAAATGTCCAGCTATCCTCGATCTTCTCAAAAATAAGCTCTTTCAATGGTTCGTTCATTTTTTCAGTTGTTGGTGTTAGATGTGGTCAAGTTAAACTTATCAGTCAAATCCAAATGTAATTGATTCAGATATTTGCGCCCGTCTGTGATTTTCTTCTTTAGCAATTCAATATCGGCATCATTGCGCTCAATGGTATACTCCAGTAATTTTTCAGCCAATGGAATATCGTCATAAGTTAACGATTTTTCAAGTTCAGCGCAAGCATCAATGAAATTACCGTCCGTTTCTTCCGGCCTGCCTAACTTATACCATAGATTACGTTTTTCAGCCTCTATAAGCGGTTCGGGTGTGTTTACAAGGCAGTATGCCAAATTAAAAAGTTTTGCGCCTGTGAGCCACATATAGCCCAATCCCTGCCAATAATAAACGCTATTCATATCTTTAGTAAACGTCCGCAGAAAAGTATAAATATTCCAGGAACATTTAATGTCGATAATGGATAACGCCTCATGTATCTTTGTCCCGGTGTAAAGATCTGGCGTGCCTTGTATGAATAGGTTTTTTAAACGTTCCTCGTTTTTAAGAAACATGGTTTTTTTGATTCGGCTGTAAATCGTTATTCCATCTTCCTCGACCATAAGTCCCTTTTTAATATACTTATTCTCGATGTCGGTATTTCGCCCGTAGCGTTCGGATATGTAAATATCCATTAGGTGCGTTTTTGCGCCTTCGGAAAGGGTTATGTCGTCTTTTATCTTGGAAAGTTCATCCAAATTATCAGCTATTTTTTTTAATTTAACAGCCAAGTTTTGATATGATTTCATTTCGTTGCCCTTAGCGTCATAACGTTTGGCGTTACCAAGTTCGTTTTTAGTTTTATCCAGGAGTGACTTTACCTCGTTATACCTATCAATATTGGACTTGCCGCGTTCTTCACTCATCAGGTGTCCCAAAGCGGAACACCTGAATAGATAGTGTGAAAAGTCCATATTATTCGCCCCCTAATTCGCGATACTTCTGATTGAATATGCCCTCAATTGTATCATTTGTTACCAGTGTTCGGTAGTTTTCAAGTTCTGCAATCGTTGTGCAATCTTCAATCAGGTGCATAACACGTTCTGTTTCCTTGCTTTCAATTTGAAGCGGTTCGGCATCGGTGTATGATATATCCTCGGTTTCAGCATTGCGTATGATACCCTGATCCATTTTTACCGATGACTGCATTTCGATTGACAGCGGCGCAAACTTTGAAAGCAACAATTTTATAACCGTCTTTTTGCACATGGCATCGAAATTATCTTTCCATTGACCATACCCTTTTTTGAAAGTTTGGCTATAGGATGTGCCATGTTTTTTCAGTTCGTCAACGCTCATGTAAAGCGTTTTTTCAAACCCGTTTATAAGGCTGAAAAATGCAGCGTAGCCAATAGGGTCACCGACGGGCTTAACGGTGAAGTCAAACACAAACCCGGTCAATGGGTTTTGTTCAACCAATTGACCGTCATAAATAGCGGAATAGGAAATGGTTTTGAATTGTCCGCTGCGTAGTGCTAACTGGACAAAGCCCTTTGCGCCCATTTGAAACTGCGCCACAGTGCGCCACGTATCGGGTTGCCCATTCTCGCCTTTCACCTTTTCATTATATGGGATGATATAAGCAAACCCCAGGTTATTGTTAATCGGCAGATCGAGCGTCGCGGCAACCATAGCGGCCTGTAAAATGGTATTAGGTTCGGCTTTTGCAAGGAGTGAATTTTGCGACGTTACCTGTAATACCGAAGTTACAAAGCCTGTAGATTTTTTGCCAAGTATCTCGTTAAATTTTGCCATTACATCATCCCTTTGGAATAATGATTTTACCGTCGTGGCCGGCTTGTTTTCTGTTGCGGTCTGTACCGCTGTGTTTGTTTTTGCCATTATATGTTAAGTTAAGTATCTACCAGTTAGTTTCTCCATGTGCCTCCCCACCCAAACCGGGTTAGTTTTACCGGGAGTGACGGCGTTTCCACCAGGCCTTTTTAACAGGCTCTATCTTTGGTGCGTTTATTTCGGCTATCCTGCGCTTAACATGACTGATAGGCTTAGGCTGTTCGCTGTCTATCGGAAAGTCCGGTTTAACCAATTCTGGTTTAACATATGGCCGATCTGTTGCCCATGTTTCACTGGTCTGTTCGGCAGCGACGACTTTTAATATTCTGTCTGTTTTCATGGTATTAACAATTTGTTGATACATATTTATGGGCATCTGAATATATTTCAGATTTGCCTCGCCGTTGACATTCATCATAGCAAGCATCACACATCCAATGATAATCAGATCTCGGATTGTTACTTGCATATGCAGACAGCCATATATCGGTTTCACAGGCTTTCCGCAATTCCTCATTTGTCATAGATATTAATTTTAACAGATACGATATTTTAGGCTTTCCGTAATTGTCATTACCTATATAGCGCCCACTAAATTCACCCATTTTAAGTAGTTCATCAATAGGTGTTATTTCTTTTTCCGTTTTCATAACATTTGTTGGTTTCGCGGCTTTATGAGGCCGTGTTTGATGAGTAGGTGGCGGAGGGTTTTCATTTGAGTTGCTTTAGTAAATTTTCAATACCCCTGCCGTCTTTAATGCCTTTACCAGTAAACCAGCCGGAGTAAACATATAGCCTTATTTTTTCGCATTTATACTGAATCCATATACTATACTTATCGAAATCTATGATGGGAATATTTCTAGCCATAAATTGATACTTTGCATACTGCATGCGCTTGGGGTTGAGTTTTTCCTCCCTAGTTTTGTCTAGTCTATTGCTCATTTCAATCTCGGTGAGTTTACATTTTCACAATTCATCATAGCATTATACAGCCTGATGGATATTTTCAGGTAGCGGATGGCTTCGGTGTATACGCCAAGTTCGCGATACATATTTGAGGCCCATTCAGCATCGAGCCACATGCGGCGGAGTTGCGGGTAGGTTAAGCAGGTCATAGTCTGTCCAATAAATTTAAGCGGTAAGTAATTAGCCTGTTAGTAATAGCCACATAGGCGCTAAACCTATCGTGTTGGCCGCATTTTTGCATAGCCTTAGCCATCAGTAACGCCCTGTCGATAAGTTCGGCAGCGTGTTGTTCGCGGGTATCAAACCAAGTGTTGTTCATGACTGTAATTCTTTATATTCAGCTATATATTTGTCCAAGTCACCCAGTGACTTTTTTAATTCATGAAGAAAAAAATCACTATCCGGCGATGATGCTTTTGGTATCATGCCGCCAGCATGGGCAATATCTTGCCTAACCTCTCTAATCACAATCCTTAGTTCCTCTTTTCGTGTCATGACTGCAGCCTCCTCTTACTACTTTCGATCAGTGCTTTGCCGCGTTCAATGGCGGCTTGTGAATTATGTGTTGCCGCGTATTCGTGGCATTCATCGTAAAGCCTGGATGCTGTGAATTGATTGAATGTAGCCTCGGTGCCATCGCATAGCTTTTTTACTGAATGTATAACGATGTTGCCATTATTAGCGGTGAAGTCGATAACCACATTGTAGTCATCTTCGTCAATTTCAATTTGTGAGTGTAGTTTCATCTTTTCTGCATTTTTAACCGGAATAGCCCGGCGTTGACATTTCAAAGGTAATACAATATTTTGAATTGTCAATAGCAAAATGATATTATTTTACTTTTTATTCTTTTTTTTTATTTTTCACTTTGAAATTACAATAATATCACTATCTTTGATGCCATGACAGAGTTAAACGAACAGCAAGCTATCGAAAAATTCTTATTGCGTATTAATAAGGACGTGAAGCAACTGGCCGAAAAAGAGGCGATTAAAAATGATCGTTCCTTAAATGGTCACATAGTCAACCTCATTAAAGAGGACTTAAAAATTAAAGGTGTCTTACAAGCCTAAAACCCCCTTGAGTTAAGAGAGAAGATATGAAAAAACACCTCACCATAACAACCGCACTAATTCTATGCAGCATAGGATTGTTTGCCCAAACCAAACTCGCCGACACAACCCGGATCAAACTAACACCCGCCCAGGTCATCGCCATATCGTCAAAAGTTGACAGTATGCAAATGTTACTAACCAATACCAGTACGTTGCCGGCGAATCAGATTGCAGCATTTAATTCCCGGGTGCAACTGGCCTTTATAGTGCTATGGAAACAGGTGCAACAACAAGTTGTGGCGGATAAAGCTAAGGGGGCGAAATGATACACGAATGTTAAGAAATGTAAAATCCAAAACAAATTGATATGAAAAAAATAGCAATACGAACCGAAAGTAAGCAGTCTTTAAAATGCGTAAACGATGGCATGTTGGCAGGAAGTGGATATAAGCCAGCCGTTAAAACAGGTGAAAACTATAGCCTTGAAAACTCATGCCTATGTGGCTGCGGCCAAGTTCATTACGATGTCGGGTTAGTATCAAAACTAAATTACGTATCATGCTATAAATGCGGTCGTAATTTACCCGAGTCCGATAAAATACATTGGGCTAATTCAACACGCTTTGAATTTAATTAACCCATGATCCGCAACCTACTCATAGCCATAGCCCTGATCGTAACATCGCCATTATGGATAATTTTAATAATTGTAGCATTTATTTTAGGGGCGTATTTTGATGAGGAAATAAACGATACTAACGCCCGTTCTTTATAACAGTTAAATGTTGTGCATCCCGTGGCGTAGGTGATATTGAAGAGCATCCTGTACCGGCAGGAAGTAGTTTGGACGGTCAACGTAAATCGGACAGGTCGGGCGAAAAACAAACCGGTGACTTGGCGGGGAAAGACCGCTAACTTTTGGGTACATACATCGGGTAAGATGTTTGGCTTAATTTAGCGATTTAGCACACAATATAAAATGAGCGGGTTGATCGCCGCAAAATGTTTAATTGGAACGTGACCGAGGGCGCGTTAATGGGTTCGAGTCCCATTGTATCCACGACTGTCAGCCGACAGTTTCATAAGGTTAAGGTTTAGGTTTTCCTCCCGGCTTCGCGCAAGGCGAACCGGGAGTTTATTAAGCAAACAAATTTTAAAAAACAAATATATGACAACAACAAGCAACGGCTTTTTAGCCAAATTATGGGACAAAGTAAAATCATTGTTTCATTCAGCATCGGGCGCAGTTCATACTATCGTAACGGTAGCTGACAACATCGCTAATGAGATCAAAACACTGGAAGCCTCACAGATAGGCCAGTTCTTAGAAACTACCGTAGAAACGCTTATTCCGGCCTCTACCGGCCTTGTTAATGCGTTTCGCCTATGGCTGCCCAAAATTGTTACCGATTTGAATTGGGCAGTAAAAGAAGAAGGTAAAACAGACGCTGAAAAAATCGCTGATGCTGTGGCTTATTTAGAAAGCATAAAAGGTACTGATGCATACGCGGCGCAGCTTAATACCTTAAACGCATTGATACAAAAATGGCTATCCGATAACCAGGGAGCCGGGATGACAATTCAACAAGCGCTAACCATATCGCAGGTTAACCATAATCCTGATTTGGTAGCGGCGTAAAGATGATACCGTAGTAACCGTAACGGACGGAAATCTCGAGTAATTCTGTATCGGTGACAAACGGGGAAAGACCCGTACATTACTACCACCCCGGTTGCCAATAAGCGCCGGGGTTGTTAATTGGATAAAATACTCCATAAACTGGATAACATATACCTTTTTTAAAATTGGAGTTGTCCGTAACTTTGAGTATGCCAAAGGCAATGAAGCCGGAGGTTAAAAATGCGAAAGATGAAATACGTAATTATTCTTGGTAAGTACTATGAGGTATTACCAAATGAGAGAAAAGGTTCTTTAGGGTGTGTTATGTTTGGCGGTGTCCGCTGTGATATATCCTTTCAAATCGAGGGATATTATATAGTCTATAAAGGGCGACAAAAATGCATAACAGATTGGGCTGACAGCATGCCTGAAAAAGAAACCGCATAGGTTTTCGCATTCCGGTGCGGTAATGTTAAGGGGGCGTCAAGCCCCTTTTGCAGTAAAAGACTTTCACAATGATAACCACACTCCAACAACTCATCCTCAACCACTCCACTACCGACAAGTCAGGTAAGAAACTTTTTACCGAGGAACAAGTCAGGATGGCTTTTGAGTTGGGACAGTATTATCCTAAAGCTGTCACTCCCTCCAATCACTCAACTTCTCATCCCCAGGCACGTTAATACACGCCAAATAATCGCACCAAATCTGCCCGATGAAAAGAATCAGGATGAGGTAGATCATGGGTTAACGTTCACCACCGGCTTGTCACCAGTTACCACAGGGTTACCGATTGATCCGACCATAGCATCGTCCTTTTTAGACGATCCCTGCGAACTGCCAAAGTAATACCCGGTCGCTGCGGAAACGGATGCAACCATAGCAATCAGTATTTGCGGGTCGGGTTTGATATCCCGGAGCGAACACATGAAGAAATAAGAAAAGCCAAGTATGACAATTACCAATGCCATTATAGGCTTAATGTTGTCATTGAGGAATGTTGTTTTCATTTTATGATATGTTTAAAGTTTCAATCCTGTTTTGCTATCGAGCCACGCCGCAGTCTTGTGCCAAATTGCAATCTTATGTCCATGAACCCACGGACGGTTAGGGGCGCAAAATACCTCCCAAGCTCCATCGTGATAAATAGCCTTGTACATATACGCCGGGATTATTTCACCGGCCTTTAAATGCCCCTGGATTCCGATATATCCGTTTATAACATGGATAGTTTGTTTAGCGGCTAAAGATTGTTCGTATTCCTCGAACTCTTTCCAGTCGCCATTATTGAAACCATGATATTGCGCGTACATACCTGAAACGTAAAAGCACTCTTTATAATTTATGGGATTGCACGAAGCGGATTTAAAGCTAAAGGTATGACCCTTATCAATCTGCAAACTATCAGGTTGTTTTGGATTAGCAAAGTCAGCAACTTGTGGGCCGTTTGGTAATAATGGATCTGAATGAAACGTGTCTTTCCGCTTCATTGCGCCACAACTTACATTTGCCGGGGTTAGTGTGAATGATGTGCTATCCGGCGCTTTTATCTTAGCATTGTAATAAATTACATAGCCGTTGTGCTTTACAGTTTGTCCCATCGCCACACTTGACAGGAATAGGAGTAAGAGGGTGAGTTTTTTCATGGCTCAGACATTTTTTTACGAAGTTCAGCTAACATATTTATATGATTTTCAAGTCCTTCCCGGTCGGTTATCCATTGGGGTATATAAAACCCATTTACTGAGAAGTTATCCAATTTTGTAATCTCGTCGATTTGACTGATTTGCTTTTGCTCATTATTTGAGCCGTGTATAATAATTATCATACTACATTCGCTAATTTATTCAACTGTTCTGGTGTGCCTGTATAGAAGTCACCATCCATATCAGTATTTTTCCAGTTATATGTGTTCTGCCAAAAGTCAGGCAGTTCGCCGGTATCGTAACGCATAGGACAATTCGACTGCAACGATGATAGCCACATCGGCCTATCGGGAAATCCGTGTCCGTGAAAATATTCTTTTGGATAATTGTTATAGGTATAGATACCTGTCTTTTTCCCGGTTTGCTCGTCTAAATAATTCAGCATATCATTCAGCCGTTGTAAAGCCAACTGCCAATTATCAGCAACCCATTTATTTGCCGCTGCCGTAGCGTTGTCATCCTGTTTACCATCCGAACCGAAAACTACCAAATCTTCAACATCGACCCAAAGCCCAACACAGTATGGTTTATTGTAGCCTATTCCGATTGCCAGTAAGTTTTTTGCTTGCTGTATGCCATCTTTACGCGGATCGAACATAGCGTATGCCCCCCTGTATAATCCTGGTATGCCTTTCGCCTCTTGCCAGCTTGCATTAAAGAATTGATCCTGCTGTCCGTTGCTTTTAATAGCTTCGAAAAATATGATTTTAATACCCTGTTCAACCAGTTTTGCTAACGGATATGGTTCGTTTAAGTGACTTCGGTCTACTGCTGGTATCATACTTTCCCATCCTTATGCTCCGCCCAAATCAATACCGCATTAAACAATACGCTTATAGCTAATATTATCAGGGTGAGGATATTCATTAGGTTAAAGGTAGTAAATAAAAATAAAAAACAAAATATTTGGAAAATGTCATAACTAATTATTAGATTTACGCATGACAAAATCAAAAGCAGGCAGACCGGGTAAAATTCAAAGTGAATTTCCATTAGAACGCATAAGCACCCGTATTTCCAAAGAGGCGATTAAAATACTGGATAGCCAGCCAAATAAGGCTGTTTTCATAGACGAGGCAGTAAAAGAAAAAGCCGATGTTAATAAGTCATAACAAATTGTTGATAACCTTATGATAATATGTATTGACAAATTAAATATAGTCCGTATACTTGTATTGTAATTCTAATAAGTGGTTACAAATTAAAACTTAGCAAAATGGAAAATCAAGAATTAGTCGGTCAAAAACTTTGGATCGTAAACCACGGGTTTGTTAGAGGCTCTGTAACAATCGAGCGCGTTACCCCTACAATGGCAATCATAAATGAATTTGTTCGGCTTAAATTACCGCTTATGGAATATAACTCACCTATTGGCGACAGATATTCAAGCCGTAATTACTGCCTTGAAACCCCGCAGATTTTAGCACTACGTGACCGCACAATTGAAATTGATAGGGCTAAAGAAAGCATAGCGCATTTAAGTAGTAAATATAGTTGGATGACAACCGAGCAGCTTAAATCAATGAATGATTTGGTTGACACCTTTAGAAAAGAAACTGTATAAAGTTCTGCTAAGTCTTTAGCAGTCTGCCAGCCCATACTATTAAATTAGTTGGGCATCAGGCAGTACCAGGCACCCATACCGCCTAAAAAATAAAGCGCGGGGTACGCTAACGAACCAGTACAGTAAATAACGAACACTTAAAAAATTAAAAATATGGGTACCTACGCAGACTTTTACATTTTACATACCAACGGGCACATGGAGTTGTTGGGCTGTACCAAAAACGAATACGACGGTGATTTTACCGATGCCAAAACTAAAAAACAGTTTAGGGATGGCGTAGCAACATTGCTTACCCTGAATAGATCAGAACCGGGTCAGTGGTATTGGCCTTGGAAAAACTCAAAGATTACAGACGAGGTATTTGTCTTTAAAGCTACGCCCAAATGGTACAACCGAGATAAGGGTGTCTTACTTTCTAAGGTTTATTGCAAAGAAGAGGAACGCGATGAAGACCATCTGTATTTCGCTGAATACGATAAAAGGTACGATGAAAAATACATGGTAGACGGCGAACGTGGCTACTACAATCCTGCCTTTGCAGAGAAAATAAAACTGCCACTTATGAAATAATTTCATTAACCATCACATAAACCATTACAAAAAGAGTTTGATAAAAAAAATAAGGTAACTATATACCAGTTGGGACAAACAAAAAATAATTATGGAATTTTCATTTATGGATTACGGAGCAAAAGACTTCGTTAGAGACGATAATGGCGACTGCCTTATCAAAGAGTTTAACAGTTGGGAGGATGCTGACAATTTCGTCATGGAGGGCGGCTTAGATGAATATGGATGGACGAATGAAGGCACGAGAAAAATATGTTGGGATGACCCCGATAATTAACCAGTACAAAAAGAGTTTACTAAACAGGAAAGGGAGTTATGAAAATCGAAGCTGAAAAACCATTATTGGACGAAACCGAACTACACGCCCAAAAGCAGATTGAAAAGAAAACTGTGCTTATAGGGTCGGCTAAATTAACTCCCGGACATCGTGTATTTCAGATCAACGAAAAGACGCTCGACTGTGAGGAAGCTAAGTATAACAAAGAAGTGCATTATACATCGGCAGACAGGCGCAGCATAATCGTAAAACCTGATTGCGTATATGTAATGGCTCTCAACAAAAAGAATGCCTTAAAACGCTTTAAAAGAGCTAACCAACCCAAATAACAACCATCTTTAATAAACTGGAAACGATGACACACCAAGAAGATATAACGCTGGAATACTATTATAAAAAAGCCGTATATGTAAGCCCGATAACTGGCAGCCGAGTTGATATAAACTTTAAGCGGGTTCAAGAAAATAGCCATTCATATAACGGTGAAAAAAGAACCGATGTTTATATCTTAAGCGATAGGGGCGTTTTTTACCACGAAAAGGAACTAACAGATTTTTCTATTTAAGCACATCATTTAACCATTTAAAAAAGCAAGGAGGTAAAACAAAGAAAACAATTCAAGGGATATTAATTCAGTTAACCAGGGGTCAGCCATAGAGTTGGCCATTGGTGCTAAGAACAGATGGCGGAATTGGTAGACGCCGACGGTTTCCGAAAGGATATAATCAAATTCCGTAAAAAAGCTGATTTTAGAGAGGGACTTGTACAGCAACCAAGCGGCTTCGGCCCGGTAGAACAACTCTCATGCAGGTTCGAATCCTGCTCTGTTTACAAATAATAATTTAACCTCATTATAGATAATATGACAACAGAAGCAAAAGCCGATATAGCTGAAAAGGTAAGGGGTATTAAAGCCAAACTTAAAGTTCAAAACGCACTTTTATTGCAAGCTAAAAATAATCTTGAAGAAGCAGCTATCAGAAATTCCAAATTACTTAATGAGGTAAAGGGTGAAATTAAAAAACAAAACAGGTTTATCAACCCATAATTTAGACCAACTATAATGGCACGAGAGATAAAATTCAGGTGTTTCTACGATAATAAGATGCACGACAATAACGAGGCATTAAGAATATTAACAAACCGGGCTGCCGGGCACGACTGGACACCTATTGCAATAGTTACGCAATTCGTCTGGCTTAAACTACAAGGGCGGGAAATATTTGAAGGCGATATTGTTGAAATATTAGGTGACCATGAAGACCCAACGTTGCGCTATGTTATTGAATGGCGACAAGATTATTATGGATACGTTGCTGTTGGTGGCCCCGGCGAAATTCTATCAATTGAGGAAATGGAAGAAGCTGTTTATTTGGGCAACATCTACGAAAACCCTGACCTTTTAAAATAACCCACCATGACAACAAAACCTATAATAGTTAAAGACGGCATCGGGCGCGAGAAAAATCCGCACAAATTTTACAAGATCGATTGGAGCCAAAATTGGGAGAATGGCGAAACCGAGGCTTATGAAAGTTCCAATGATAGATTTGAACGCTTCGAGCAAACCATCCACAAACTATTCGCTTTCACCCCCGATGGTAAAGTACCCGCAGATGGAAGTTATGAGGCTGAAATCGGTTATCAATATCAATACGATGATGGTACTTGGGTTACTTGCTATAAAATGGCTTATGATGCTATCGAAAATCGAAACAATCAAAATGATGGTATGCCAAAAGAACCTATACGTCAAATTTGGCTTATATCTGATGTAGTACAAGGGGAACAGCCGGAGGGGGAAGATAACATTGAAAATCATTTTTACTTACAAACCAAAGTCGGGCCGGTTCATGTGAATATGAATAAAAATTCCTCCAAAGAAACATTTGATGCCGTTCAAAAGATGGTAGAATTAGCTCACGACATGCCATCTAACCCCCACCAACCCCTTTACACCGAAGAAGAAGTGAAGGAGATAGCCCGGTCTTACGCGCGGATGTTGGTAGGCAATTCAATTAGTTTCGATGAATGGTGGCAATCAACTAATTTAAATAAAGGGAAGCAATGAAAATATTTAGACTTATCTATTATGAATGCCCGTATTGCGCCTGGTTATCTATTTTTTATCCGATAGGTGGAAGGTGCCCGGATTGTGGAGCTACAGTAAAAACAAATTCTATGACAAAGCACTTAACCAATAACTTAATAACACCCAATTATGGAAACAAAAGATAAAAAGGCGTCTGATGGGAAAACATCATTTGATATATATCAAATGCCTGAATGCCCTATAAAATGCCACGTGCAAGAAATAATCGACATTATGCAAGGGGAACAGCCGGAGGGGGAAACAACCGTTCTTGAAAAAATTCAAAACTATTTAAAAAAAATAAACAAATGAAAAATTTAAAAATAAGTGATTATTGCGGCGGTACGCTTGAAGTTTCACAACACTCCGATGGTACTCTTTTTATTGAATTGGCCTTTAGGGATGATAAGCAAACTTTCGCTATTGATGATGGTGACGTTTCAAAATTAATAAATCATCTTCAAGAAAAGAGCGGATTACCTACCTATAAACAAATAGCGGAATCAGTTCGGGATGAATTATTGAAAGACATTCCACAAGCGGGATCCGATGCCGATAAATACCGCTATAAGATAGGCCAGTACATTTTAAATGTTGATGTTGATTCTATAATTGACAAAGCACTTAACCAATAAATAAACACCCAATTATGGAAACAACGTATCAATATGAATGCTTGGAATGTGGCTGGAGATCAATGTCAATTAAACGCCCTTATAGATTAATATGCCCCGATTGTAAACGCATCGTTACCGAGCTTCCATTTAACATCCATAACCCCATGAGTAACACACCACAATCAAAAATGGAAACACATAGATAACTATGGCAAAATATTCAAAACTTGCTGTTACGCAAACACTAATAGACGGAACGCCAATAGCATATATGCGTATTTATATTAAAAAAACAGAGTACAATAAATTAAAAAATGCTGAATTTTTGGAAGCACCGGAAAAAGTATATGGTAAACGATCAAGATAAGTGGCTAAATCACTTTTACGTAAGGCGGGAAGGATTTACTGCCACTCACCACGTGTTGGGAACGCCGACAGCCCGCAGTAAGAATACCTACCAGTGGCGGGGATCGTTACCCCGATTCAGCACTAATAAACCATTTTAACCCCCCAATCAAATGAGTAACACACAATCAAAAATGGAACAGAACGAAAGTAAGCCTTATATACTGTTAAAGTTCGGTAGTATTAAGTACGCTGACTTTACTGATAGCCCCGAAGCAATGGCACTTCAAGATAAACAAGGGTTCAACCATTCAACCCAAGATCAAGTTGAATTGATTAAGCTATTTAACGGTGACTTTCATTTATGGTGGGAGGATCGTAAATGCAGCAAACAAGAGGCTATTGATTATATTTTAAATTATTAATCAGATGAGTAACACAAACGAAGCCGGAAAGACGGCAACGGAAATAATAGATATTATTGAAACCTGCTTATTAAATGCCCCGGTAGATTTTTTAGGTACTGGCGGTGATTGGAGATATGCAGAAAAGCAAGAAAGGAAATGGTTTAAGGATTGGAAAGCCGCCATTTCAGAACTTAAACAACAATCATCCGAAAAGGATATAGAAAAAGCCCGCAAGGACGAAACCATTAAAAGGCTCGATATAAAACTTGTAGATAAAGAAGTTGAAATTGCGGGACTTGAAAAGGAAATTCAACGACTACGGGCTGCGCTGGCCGGAGTAGTCAATAAGCTAACCCCTGTAAAAACAGGTATATGCGCAAACTGTGGTGGTGATTATGGTATTCACAGATCATCCGATAGCGCATGTCCGCTAAATGGCATGGAAATATCAGAGGCCGCTATTGACAGGGGATTAAGGCAACAATGGTATGATGATAAGTCATTTATCGATGATGGTGATCCTGATACATATACAGCCCTAAATAATAGCTACCACCGCTTTAAAACCAACAGAACAATAGGAAATGAAAACTTATGAAATTGGGGCAATATACACTTGTCCATTACCAACGGCAGCTAATATATATATGGTGACTGAAGTAAAAAACGGATGGGTTTATTATCAGCAGTTATTTTCTATTTCACTTGGAAGTGGTGCTTTTTGTATTGGTAGTAAAATGTGTGACGAAAGTAAACCATACGATTATGATAAACCTGTAGAGGAATTTGTAGAATACGCATTGATGGTTAAGAATGTCATTCGAGAAGCAGGGTTATTTCCGCAGGATACAATGATGAGTCTACCTCAATTGTACGCTAATTTCAGATCGCAAGTCCCATATGAAAAGTGCGGTAAGAAATTAATAAGAAGTATATCAACAGCCAGAAAGTTAGAACGTACACGGAAAAAATCACGCAAGAATTGAGTCTTTAAAACCAACAGAACAATGAACGAACAAACCGGAAACTATACGCTAATACCTATGTCAGAAATACGTGACGAGCCGCGTAAAATAGCAGTAGCATGGCATGAAAGCGCATCAAACTGGATAGGGGATAAACATAAACTTGCCAGCGATATTCAGAATTATGCTGATTTTGTATCGTCTGAAAAAGATATAGAAATAGCACGGTTAAAACAAACGCTCATAAATGTTAGCAATGAAATTGGTACAGATTATCGCAACCAATGTGATGAAGTTGACTGGTATAATAACAATATGCCCGGTGTGGGTCAGACATTTGATTATAAATCACGGCCAATAAAGCCATTGGTATTGCAAATTATTGATGACGCTTTAAAACAAACAGAACAATGAGTTGCTTAAAAAATCCGAAAAAGCTCCTTTGGATCAAATACAATGGGGATCATACGTATAAGCCCGTACAAGTTTGGAAGTTTATGGATTGTTCTGATGATTTCTGTGTTCGCTTTCGGTGTTTGTTATGTGGCGCAGAAACAACAGAACATTTTATTGAATGGGATGAACTACAAGGTTATGGGCTAACTAATGAACAAATTAATCGTATAGGCACAATTAGACCATTTTCAGATGAATCGCTAACCATAAATTATTAAACAACCACAGCAATGAACGAACAACTTAAACAGCGATTTGAGGAGATAATAAGAAAACGTCTTTGGCTTATACCAATGGATGAAATACTTGAAGTTTTCCAAGAGGTTTACAACCTCGGCAGGTCTGAACAAAGTAAATGGGTGTCAGTAGATGAACGGCTGCCGGAAAATGACGAGTGGAAAATAGTTTGCCTTGACGGTGTGCCAAGTATTATCCCGTGTTGCCATAACGGTAACGGGGAATGGTATGAGTATGGTGGCTACGCATCATTCAGACCGAGGATTACCCACTGGAAAGAGTTTAATGATTTACCACCCGATATGTCAAAGAACACTACAAAATAAAATAGAGATGAAAAATAAAAAAACTAAGACAATTGAAGATCAACGATTAGAGGTTGCCATTCATTATCAACAACGCCTTAACAACCTTGAGGAATCGGTATCTAAATTATCAGCAGTTGTACTCGACTTAGCAACGTCTGTCAGGCAGGCATTAGAGCGGCTTGATAAACAAAAAATATCACACAATGAATAATTACACCCGCCACCGCCGCACCAAAATACTAACCCATTACCGGGTAATAACGGAGTTTTAAATTGAGATGATATGAAACACCTGAAGCAAAAATTCAACATCGTATTTCAGCCAAATGATCAACGGTATAAAAAAGACGGTAACAGGTGCAAGAAGTTTGCCATTTCGGTAAATAGACTGGCTGATTATATCGGGCCACGTAACGCCGGCAAAGTTATATTCCTATTAGAAAATTCCCTGGATGAAAAATGGCAGATGAAGTTTCGTAAATATGGCAAACTATGGATTTACGGCAAGTGATTTAAGCCTATTTTAAGCGCCTGTATTAAACGATAATTTTTGAATGACAACAAGTACTTGACGTGACAGAAGTACAGCCGACCGCTGGATTAACTAAGTATAAATGGCAAAGCAAAAACAATGCAACCACTCTACCCAAATCCAGGTACAAAACCCCGGCATATTAGAGTGCTACTGCGCGGACTGTTACGAACGATTAAGCAAGGTTACGACTAAGCGGTATGATGGGGAGCGGAATGTGGGGAAATAAAAAAAGCCCCGATTAAAAACCGAGGCTAAATTAACCGTTATAGGGCAACTCGAATCAACCTAATTGGTTAATGGCTTTATCAATAGCATTTTCAGCGGCTTCACGATCAAGAACACACTCATCTAAACCATCAATACAACGTCCGCAACATTTTGATGGATTTAACTCTTGTTCAAGTTTTAATGTACGTTTTTCTTTGAATATCTCTTGTTCTTTAGTTAAAGCCGACAATACCGCATCCTTGCTTTTACCTGAAATGTAAATCGGATTAGGATTTTCATCATCTGAATGGCCCATTTCTTTAATAAGTTTCTGTATTTTTGGGCCGTTTGGTATTATAAGTAGTTCCTTATGTCCGGCGAATTTTTGATAAGTGCTTATGTTTTTATCGCAACTTTCAATTGCGGCTATCGTGCATTTAATAGCATTAAGGTCTCTTTTCATTTCTGTGAGATTTTACCGCCCATTAATTGAGGCTTATTCAAATATACAACTTTTTCACTCACTCTCAATCGGTTTACTCAGCCACAACATAAGCAGGCCGAACAGGATGACTAATACGTTCATAGTTAAAGGTAAAGATTTATTTGCAAATATCGAATATAGTAGTACCTTTGATTTAACATTAAAGTATTCCAAAAAATGTCAAAGACAAAATCAATGTCTACCGAACAAGGTTCGATAGCATCTGGTACTAAGCGTACCACAAAAAAATTCAACCTTTCAACCTACAAAATCCCATCCGGAAAAGTTTTAATTCTCCGTTCCTGTAAATCAGATATGTCATCTTACAATGGCTTTATTTGGCCCATAAGTGGATATGTAGAAGCTAAAGACTTCAACCCTGTAAAAGAATGCGGGCAAGGTCTTCACGGCTTCTTAAAAGGTGAAGGCGACGGCTCATTGGCTTCATTCGAAGTTGACAGCAAATGGCTTGTTTGCGAAGTTGATGAAAATCTTATCATAGAATTAAATGGTAAAGTAAAATTTAAACATTGCGAAGTTATCTTTTGTGGTTGCCAAAAAGATGCCTCTCAAATAATGTTGCAATTATATCCCGGATGTAAAGTAATAGGAGGCACGGCAACAGCGGGCAACAGAGGCACGGCAACAGCGGGTTACAGCGGCACGGCAACAGCGGGTGACAGCGGCACGGCAACAGCGGGTGACAGCGGCACGGCAACAGCGGGTGACAGCGGCACGGCAACAGCGGGTGACAGCGGCACGGCAACAG